GGTTAGAATCTGAGGCCAAGGACTACAACCAAGGCATCTTTCTTGCAAGCCAGGTGCTTACCAACAAAAACATGGTCTTCCGTTTGGCCAAGAAAGAAACGGTTGACAACCTCGATAAACTCGTTTACGAGCTCTCGGCATTTTATGGAGTAGAGTATAAGCCGCATGCTGAAGCCAGCCGTGCCGCTTACATCGAACCAGTTGTTCCAACACAGCAGGCAGAAGAAGCCCCAGCTCCGAAATTTGCTATCGGGGAATTCGACCGGGAATTGTTGAGCGAAACCATCAATCCTGCCGAAGAAGGCCAGGAAGAAGAAGCCACCATTGCCGAGCGCCGGGAGCAGCGCAACACCATGCTTAAGTCGCTCCCTGGTGAAGTGCAGGATCTTTTCTTCCGGAAAGACAACCTGTACAACGAGCGCAACAAAGTAAGCCAGGCCCTGCAGGACCTGGGCGAAAATCCGGATCCCGATTCGGCTGCCGAGCTTACCAAGCAAGCCCTCGAACTGGATGAGCAGATAAAAGCGGTTGACACCCAGATCCAGTACTTCTACCGCAATGGCACCATTGCCCCAAAGAACGAAGGCAAGGCCCCAAAGCCAGAGCTGAGCGAGGAGGTAAAGGCTGAATTGGGCGTATTAAAGAAAAGCATTTCCAACAAACGCAGCGAAATCAGCCGCCAGCAAAGTAAGGTTGATGCCAACCCGGAAAATGTGCAGTATGCCGAAAAGTTGGCGAAGCTGAATGCCGAGTTGAAGGAATTGATTTTCAAAAGAGATACCCTGAAAGGGGCAGCAGTTGAGTAAGTAGAATGAACGTTGAATAGGGAATCGGAAAACCCCGGGGTGTTGCCTCGGGGTTTTTTTGTCCTACTCCTACTCATTTCGCACTGTCCAGTTTTGTAGAAATCAAACTTATGGAAGCACTCAGCTGGAAAGTAGTTACTCTGCCAATGGCAGAGCTAAGGCCATTGGACAAAAACCCATTCGGCAAAATCACGGAAGAAAAGAAGCAGCGCCTCAGAGAGAAGCTCAAACGCCTGGGAAACTTCGAGGTGCCAACTGTTGACACAGATAAGGTTCTACTCACATTCAACAAGCGTTACCACTTGCTCAAGGAAATGGGTGTAGAGGAGCTTGAGGTAAAAGTTCCCAGTCGTGCGCTTACCGATCAGGAGCGGAAGGAAATTATCATTGCCTCCAATGTTCACGAGGGCGAGTGGATTAGCGAAATCCTTCAGCAAGAGTTCGCCAGTATCGACCTGGCATCCATCGGGGTAGAGCTGGATTCGTTGATGCAGGATGTTGCCAAGCGCAACACAGTTGGCGAACAGGAGGCTCCGGAAATGCCAATCGTGGCCCGGTTTTCCGAAAAGTATTCAGCCGTGATTTTGGTCGTGGAAAACGAAATCGACCTTACCCACTTGCAGGAGATCCTGGACCTGGGCACAGAAAAGAGTTACAAGTCGAATGACTCGGGGCAGACATTCGTAATCTCATTCAGTAAATTCATTGAGCGATGGAAGTCAAAATCGTAATCCCAAGCCACAAGCGGCCAAACAACATCCAGACACTTCGGCTCATTCCTGGTGCCAGTGTTTGCGTCCCCGAATCGCAGCTGGATGAATACCAGAAAGCCAATCCATCAACTCACTTCATTACCCATCCCGACAGTGTGAAGGGCTTAACCCTCAAGCGCCAATGGATTTACGAAAACGTGGGCGATGTATTCATGTTCGATGACGACATCATGGCTATTACCCGGCTATATGTGGAACCTGGTGAGGAGCGCAATCTCACGGAGTACGAAATTTACGAACTGATCAACCGTACTGCCTGGTGTGCTAAGCAGGCAGGGGCTTTCCTTTTCGGTTTCAACAATCGGCCAAACCCTACCATGTATCGGGCTCAGCAGCCCATCCAGCTTACGGGCTACATTACCGGTTGCGCAACCGGATTGTTGAAGGGTTCCAAACTCTGGTATAATGGGTCTATCCTGTGCAATGAAGATTACTGGATTTCCTTGCTGAATGCCTACTACCATCGGATTATCTACCGTGATAACCGTTTTGCGGTTCTACAAAAGGACACCTTCACCAGTAAGGGAGGGCTTTCTGAGATCCGAAATATCGAGGCAGAGAAGGCCGACTTCGAGTTACTCAGGAAAGTGTTTGGCGATGCCGTGGAGCTTAAGGAAGATACCAAGCTGGCCAAGCGAAAACACCCTTACCAGAAGACGATGAAGCTGCCTTTCTAGTGTAATACGTGAGTAGTATTTTGAGTTGAAATCATTGTTCTATATCGTCTGTCTGCCAGATAGTTACAGTATCATTCAACACAAGCAATGACTACTAGAGAACAAATTTTCCAAGTACCGGTGCCGGGGGCTACCGCTACTTACTCGCCTCTTTCTCACGAGAATCTGGTAAATGCAGTCCTGGAGCAACTCGACAAAAAGGGTCTCCAGGTAATCGACGAGCGCTACTCCATTGCTCGTTCAGGTCAGCAGATGTTTGGAGCCTTTACCATTAACGGGGGCAACGATGAGCAAAACATTCAAATCGGTTTCCGAAACAGTTACGACAAGTCGCTGCAGGTCGGAATGGTTGGAGGTTCCCGTGTGATCGTGTGCTCCAACCTCATGTTCAAGGGCGACATCAAAACGATGATGATGCACAAGGGCGATGTGGTCAAGGAAGTAAACACCACCGTTGAAATGGTAGTGGCCACTTTGGAGAAAAACTTCAAGTCAATCCAGAAAGACACCGCCAAACTCAAGGAGGTGAAGGTTGACCCAACGGCAGTCGCCCACGTGCTCGGAGAGCTTTTCTTTCAAGAGAGTCTGGTAACCAGTACCCAGTTGCAGGTAATCAAGAACGAGCTGGTAGAGCTTCGGAACTTCGGGAAAGAAACCATGTGGGACATCTACAACCACACTACCGAAGCTCTCAAGAAGTGCCCTGCCGGTGAGATTCTGCCGGCTCACCTTAAGGTTCACGACTTCTACCTGGCACGGGTGTAACAAGGGAGTAACTTTTTCTTCAAAAATGCCGGTCCAAAATAGGCCCGGCATTTTTTTTAATCGACTGTGTGAGAGAAAGTTACAGTACAAACGTTTATCAAATGTCAAAGTATCAACAGTTTACGCAGAAGGGTTACGACCTCGGAGAGGTGGCCTCTGCATTGCAGAAATCCGTCAGGCGTGGCCTCGAGCAAGAGGCGATGTACTGGGCGGTAGAACTATTCAACAGCAACTTCGATGAGTACTGTTGGAAGCGACTCCGGATCATGTCGTGCGAAGATGTCGGGCTTGCCAATCCAATGGCAGCGGTCCAGATTCAGTCCTTGTATAACATGTACCTGGATTTGAAAAAGAAGAAGGAAGACGCCCAACAACCATGGCGCCTCATGCTTACTCAGGCCGTCCTCGTGCTGTGTCGGTCGGAGAAGTCCAGAGTGGTAGATCATGCGCTCATTCATTTTTGGAATACCCATCCAAACACAGGGAAGGACATTCCAGAGTATGCCTTGGATAAGCACACGGCCAGAGGGAAGCACAACGGCCGTGGCTGGAAGCATTTTTTCGAGGAGGGCACCTTGTTAAACCCATTGGGCGAAGTTGCAGGGGAAGATGAGTACAAGAAAATGGCTGTAAATGCCATCAAGAAACCCGTAACTCTTTTCGGCGATGAGTAGCAAGAAGAAGTATCTGGAAAAGGGCCACACAGAAGAGCAGTATAAGCGCTGGGCTTCCAAGGTTGGCAAAGAGATTGACTTTCAGAAGAAGCTCCGGAAGCTGGTAGATGCCTGTCAATCTCCCTGGTCAATAATCAAGCGGATGACGGATCTGGTAGATAGAGCCATCGGTCCAAGCGATTTCGAAAGGACCATAAATACAACCAATCCCATGCAGTTGTACGGCAATTATTTGATGTACAGGAATTTCGCACAAAGTACTGGTGATCATTTGGGCGCTCTTGCCAACACGTTGACAACAGTAAAGGAGTCCTGTTTTGTGAGATGGGGAGACCGAAACCATATAACTCCAGAGATTCGGAAAAACTGGTTTTCGGAAAATTCAATCGAAATGGATGTGATTGCTCAGGAAGCAACGGGCCTTGTTGGCATCCCTGTTTGGCCAGAAGATATTGTTGAGTTTATCCTGATGCATCCTGGCGGGGTTAAAACCTACCTTCATTTTGAGCGATGCGAAATGTTGGCAGATGCGTTTTACAAGCTCACCGGCTTTCGTCTTACGAATTCATTTATTGACAGATTCAATCATGAATATCTTAAGAGAGAGCCAATTGAGCCCTGGGAAGATGTTCCCTTTTAAACTGTCGTAACCCGTAGGCACTTGCAACCAATACCATTGCAGTGCCTATGCAGCAAAAGCCTGATAAAATAGACCGGTTTAAGGAAATTGTAATCGGTCGCCGAAACGGAACCCAGAAGCAACTTGAGCAGTTGGCAAGGTTCCGTTTTGCGTTTTCCCTTGCTTGCGAAGGGTATTCCAGTTGGACGGTTGCCAATGCGCTCGAAGAAAAGTACCTCATTTCCAAAGCGCAGGCTTATCGGCTGATAACCGATGCCAAGTACATCTTCGGCGATGCTACCCAGTTCGTGAAGGCAGGCGAACGCCGTGCCATGTACGAGTATCTGATGAAGCTGGCCAAGAAAGCGGAATCGGCCGGTGATTTCACCACAGCCAGGAACTGCATTAAAGATGCCATCGAGCTAATGGGCTTCGATAAAGAATCCGAATCCGGTGTCGAAGATCCAATGGCCTACATGCAACCGCAGGCCTTCCTTGTCAGCGATGACTCCCGATTGCTTGATAAAGCGATTGACAAGCTGGTTGATATTGAAGATGTTGAATTTGAGATAGTTCCACTCCAAGACGCCCATGTTGGTAAAAGCGGTTTATCTGAACAGTAAGCAGAAGCAATTCGTGGCCGCCAGACAGAAGCGTAAAACCTTCAAGGCTGGGCGTGGTACTGGCAAAACTCACGTTATGGGCGCACACGAGTACTGGCTTTACCGCAATCTTCCAACCGGAAAGAGCCTGATCGCATCCATAACCTTTGAGCAGTTATTGACAAAGACAATGCCGGAGATCGAGGCGAGCTGGCGGTCGTGGAACTGTTTCGAATGGGATCCTAAGCAAAGAACCGGGCATTGGGTTTTCGGCAAGAAGCCGCCGTCTCACTGGGTTAAGCCTTACAAAATGCCGAAGAACCCCGAGCGGTGCTACTTCTTTCTCAACGGGCATGTAAAAGAGCTGGCCAGTCTGGAAGTCAATAACCGATTCCGTGGAGGCAGTTATGATTCGCTTTCCGGCGATGAGTCGGCCCTTTTCAAGAAGGAGGTCTGGGATAAAATCTTTTGTATTTCGGTTCGTGGCCGGACACGTGGCCCCCATGCATGGAAAACCGAAAACCACATGGCCGGAATGATATGTGATTTCACATCTGCGCCATGGAGACCAGAAGGCCAGTGGATTAATGATACCAGGGAATTGGCAAAGCAGCACCCGGATAAATACTTCTGGTTGGAGGCCAGTACCTTGGACAATATTGAGTACCTGGGCGCAGAATACATTCAGCGACTGAAAGAGACATTAAGCCCGGAAGAGTACATGGTCGAGGTGCTCAATCAGGATCTCACCAGGCCCAGCGGCGGCGGCTATTACCCGGCTTTTCGTGAAGACATCCACACGACAATTGACACCTGGGAGTATGCATACGGAGATAATGGCCGAATGACTGTTCGTCGTGATGCCTTCATTCAAGGTAATCTGCCCTTCATGGTTTCCATAGATTTCAACGTGGCGTTTACCAGTATGATAGTGGCTCAGGAGTTGCAATCGGGGGCAAAGTACCAGATCCGGATTTGCGATAACCTATTTGTAAAGCCAGACCCAACCAAGGATCCAGACGGCCTTTTGCTTATAGATACCCTCATTGACAACTTCTGCAATAAGTATCGTTACCACCATATCAAGACAGTAGAGGTGTATGGTGATGCAACCGCAAACAACAAGAGGGTAGGGGCTCGCCCAATGTTCGACCAAGTTGTAGACAGATTCCGTAAGCATGGATGGCTTGCAATCAATCGCAGCTCTGGCCGTTTGCCGCTGCATGAAAACCGCTTCTTCCTTATCAATAACCTGCTTGGAAAGAAAGAAACTCGTTTCCCGGATTTGATTATCAATGCCAACACCTGCAAGGCACTGATATTGAGTATTATCAATGCGCCCATCAAGCCCGACTTCAGTAAAGACAAGCGAAGCGAATCCAGGCAAATGCCGCAAGAGTTGGCAACTCACCTTTCCGATGTGTTCGACTATCTGATCATGTCAAAGTATGGCTCACTGGTCCTCAGTTCGAGCGATAACATCTGGACTTCGTTGATCCCAAGTCGAAAGGACAGGTAGGACAGCGGTTTCAAAAATTCATATTTTCCAAAACGCGAAAGTGTCAACATCTGATTGCTAAAGGGCGCCCGTGCCGTCAAGCCTTTGGAAAGTGAAAATATACTGCCCGGCTTTTTGGCTTTTTCGGCTGAAAATCAGAACCGAGCAAAGAGAAAAATGAGAAAACAAGGTCCGGAAATTGTCCTAACGAAAGGAAGTGGGTAGCCCTGACTTTTGGGGCACCCATGGAACACAGCGGAAATACAGAAATTCGGATACAGCAGGCACTGACAGCCATCCGAACCTCGATGCAGCCGTTTTCGATTGAGTTTTTCCGAGTCGATGGCTCCGGAAGGACCAGAAAAGAAAATGTTTGTCTTGGTGTGCCGCCAAAACCTCGAACTGCAAAGCCTTCAGCCGAAGGCGCTGGTTCGCCTTCAAAGGTTTGGAATCACCAGATCAATCAATCCCATAACCTCTTGCTTTTCGATATGAATGCAATGCGGCCTTTCGAAGTAAAAATCTGCCTGTTAATGGCCTTTAACGATTACAAAATCCGTTGGCATGTCGCAAAAAAATGATTACTCGGGCTATGTAGCCTTTCTCCCAAAAAGCAGGGCTGTCGTTTCGGTAACCGAATCGAAGAACACGCCCGCAAGCAAGGGGAAAAAGAAAATTGAAGGGGTTGATTATGCGCCCTGGGGCTCCGACGACAAACTTCCGGACCGGATATTGCAAGCTGTTTGGGAGAATAGCTTCATGCCCCAATTGCTGGAAACCAGTACTCAGTTTCTTCATGGTCAGGGCCTTGGCGTTTTCCGGAAAAGGATAGTACCTGGAACTGATACCCGACCAGGAACCGTATTGCTGGATCCAATTGATGCAGCAACGCAGGCCCCGGACGTTCAGCGGTGGATGGAATTGGTTGATTTGCAGTCGTATTGGTTAGCTGCATGTAACCAATATCCAGTTTCCTACAATGTGTTCACTGGTTACCAGCTAAACATTGAAGGTAAAGTCGTGAAAATGAAAGTACACGACTGGGCAATCTCACGGACTGCGCTCCGCGACTTGCGTACTGGGCAAATTGAATCCATCCTTCTTTTTTCCGAATACATCGACGACGATGGAACAAAGAAAAAAGCCAGAGTAGTGCCACGGTATTACGCTGGCATTGAAAAGGTGAAGCCAGACTTCATCTACCACGCCAGAAACTTAACAAGTGGCCAAAGTTCTTACGCTTTGCCCAGTTGGTTTGGGGCTTTGGAGACCATCGAGGTGCTAAACCGGATCCCACGGTTCCACGCATCGGGAATTGACAACGGGTACAACGTGAAGTACCACGTGAAAGTACCTGCGGTGTATTTCGACCAGTTCAGTACGCAGGAGGCAAAGGATAAAGCCTGGGGAGAGCTGCAAGACCAGATGGACGAACAGCTCTGCGGCACTGACAATGTGAACAAAGCGGTACTGACAAAGTTCTTCCTTGACCCTATCACCAATAAGCCCCTTCCTGGATTCGACATCGTCCCCCTGCAATCGGTCCAGGTGGACGAGCAGTACTTGAAACTGCATGAGAGCTTCCGCTCTGCGGCTGCCAGTGGGGTAGGACTTCACCCGGGCCTAGCCAATGTGGACACCGGAGGGAAACTCGGAGGCACGGCCTCGGAAATGCGGGTGGCAGCACAGCTTCACCAGGAGCTCAAAACCCCGATCCCCCGCATGCTATTGCTTCGCCCGATTCAGTTGGCGATGAAAATCAATGGATTCGATCCTTCCCTGGTGATTGCACCCAAAGACTTCACCCTTCAGACCTTGGACACCAACCCGACCGGATCTTCAAAAGTTGTAAGCAATGCCACTACTTAAGACCACACTCGAAATGAAGGCCGGTTATTCCCGGCTTTCTGTAAGCACCAGCATTGAAGGGCTGCGTTCGTTTATTGAAGATGCGCAAACCCGGATACTTACGCCATTGGTTGGCTCTGAGATGGTTACAGCATTGCAGACTTGGTACGATAGCCGCACTTCGAGTTCTCCAGGTTGGCCAACTTCCGAAGACACTGCCTACTCAAAGCTATTGCCGCAGGTACAGAAGGTGTTGACGTTGTACACCCTCTACCTGGCTTCTCCTCACATGGTGCTGGATGTTGGAGACAAGGGTTTGATGGAGCCTTCGGTTGATGGCAACACGCAAGCGCGGATGGGAGTGTTGGATGGATACGCTTCCGGTTTACTTTCTTCGGCTGATGCCTCCGCCGAGAACTTGCTTGAGTTCCTGGAAGTGAATAAATCCAGCTACTCAGTTTGGGATTCGTCCGAAAGCAGGAAACTGGCCCGCAGCCTGTTTGTAGATTCTGGAACTCGCATGGCGGCCACCATTCGCCTGGTTCAGCCTCGACGGTTCTTCCTTGCCTGCCTTCCTTCTATTACCCGGGTGGAGGAATTGGTTGTTTCCGGATTTCTGGGGGCTACTCTTTTTGAAACTTTGAAAACAGCGCTCAAAAATGCGACTGCAAGCGAAAAGCAATTGGCCCTCATCGCACGGATCCGGCCTTGGGTCGCTTGCCTGGCTGCGGCCGACTGCCTTCCGGAAATGAGCATCCAGATAGATGTAGAGGGTGTTCGGGTTATCTCGGTAAATGATTCGGTAAAAAACCGGATGCCCGCTTCCATAGAGCAGGTGGCAGGCCTTGCCGCCAAATACAACAGCCTGGCCACTCAGTACCAGGGCAAGGTGTTGGAATACCTCAACGCTAACGCAGCGGACTTTGGTTGGACATCAACTGAAACCGAAACCGGGCTTTCGTCCGGTGTACTTCCTGATAACGCTAACAAGAGATCATTCAGACTATGAGTATTGATATGTGGATTGGCCTTGGGGTAGGCCTGGTGCCGTCGAGCATTACCATTCTGGGCTTCTTCATGGGGCACAATAGCCGGATCCATGTGCTGGAAACCCAGATCATTACCCTGAATCAGCGAATCGATCAGGAGTCGAGCGACCGGAAGGAGCTCAGTAAGGCACTCACCTCGCTGAGCAACTCCATCAGCAACCTGGAAGGCTATCTCGAAAAGTTGAACACCAGAAAAGCCCGAGCCCATGCCGTCTCTTAAGCAGATTGGGTTTGGCCTGGTTACCATACTGGTACTTTTCTTCGGAATGCTAATTCGGAATTGGTACAGCGCAAAGCTCCGGGCGGCCAAGCAAGAAACCGCCGCCGTTGTTTCCTTCCACCAGTCCGAACTAAAGCGGGAAACCGGCAAACAGGGCCAGCAACTGGCCACCCAGCCAAAGGTGGAAGTCGGGAAAAACACATTCCGGAATCTGACCGAAAAGCGCATCCGGGCAATGGAGAAAGAGTCGGGGCTGGACATGGGCAACGTCAGCACGCTAACGGAGACAACCGTAACAACGCAGCGGGAAATCAAAGCCCCGCTCACAACCGATACGCTGAACGGCAAAACCGGAGCCACCGACTCTTTCCCCATCCTGGTGCGCCGGTTCCACATCCGGACCCGGTTTGGTACCATGGCTGGGCAAATAAGGGGCGACAGCATCACGATTCGCGACAGTGTCGCAAATCCCATAACCCTACTCGAAACCCGGCCAAAGTGGAAACTGCGCCACCTATGGCCTTGGAACTGGGGCACACGAAAGCGGGAGGTTAAGCTCCTGATCCATAACCCGGATTCAAGAATCGATACGCTAACCAATATCTCAGTAATACCATGAAAAAATTCCTCGCAAAGTTTAACGAACTTCTTTTCTCACCTATTGCCATCCTGGTTTTTGGTTTGGCTTACTACGGAGTTTATAAATACTTCGGTCCCGAAGCCGGGCTTATCCCGCCTGGTTACTTTACCAATGTGCTTGCAGGTGCAGCCATCTTCTACATCGCTGGGTTTATGTCCACGTTTGCAATTTGGATAACGTTCCGCGAGTTATACCTGATTCTTTTTGACCCAGAAAAAATAGAGGGTGTAGTTTATGAATACCAAAAAACACTTGCCACATGCGTGTACTTTGCTTTCTATGCCTTGTCTATCTGGGCATTAACCTCCATGCTGTAGCCGATGCCCCCGTCTGCGTTCTCAAAGAAGCCCGCTCGCTTATTGGCGTGCGAGAAACCCCTGGCCGAAACAACCGAGGCCCAGAAGTGGACCGAATCGTTACCTACGCGGCTGGGACAACTCGCTGGCTCGGTACTGCCTGGTGCGGGTGGTTCGCTACGTATTGCCATCGTAGGTGCGGGCAACCATTCGCCGGAGGTATGGCAGCGGCATGGTTTACGCGGGCTCGGCTTATTGCCAGCGATAGATCCAGGCCTGGTGATGTCTTCTCCGTCTGGAACAAGTACATCAAACGAATCGGCCATGTCGGAATCGTCGAACAGGTTCTGCCCTCCGGGAAGTTCATTGTTACCATTGAAGGCAATACCAACGGCCGAGGAAGCCGGGACGGTGGAGGAGTCTGCCGATTGACCCGCCCGATCAAACAAATTCACTCATTCGCCCGCTGGGCTCAGTAACATGAAAAACCCGCTTTCCCCTTTCCGGAATATCATTGCCGATGGTGCCCTGGTCTTCATCGGTACCAATATCACCTTCTGCCTGTGGCGTTACTTCGTTACTGGTGTGTGGGGTATTCCAGATTCTGCCGACGCCCAGTGGGTGCTTTACCGCAGCATTCCTGTCCTAATTGCCTACCTGGCTCTATACCGAATTTTCGGAAAAATAGAGCGGGATGGTACAGATCGAACTCAACGGCCATAAGGCACAGCTCCCCACCAGCTGGGGAGAAATGACGGTAGAGCATTTCCGCCGTACGGCCTTCGTGCTGGCATTGCCGCAGACACCTGCCAATCAATACCAGATCCTTCGCCTACTCACGCCTACCATCCCGCCACAACTTTACCTCAACCTCGAAGACGACCAGCTCACTGAGCTGGTCGCTTTGTTGGATTGGATGAAAACGCCCGGCACCATCCGCCGAATTCCGCTTTTCCGCCGCTGGTTCCGCAACTATTGGCTACCCGACAGAGAAACCCTGGTACACGCCGAAATGGCCATTGGCGAGAAGTACCTCAAGGCTTTCATTCAGACAGGTGAGGAGAAGTACCTCAACCTGCTTACCGCCTGCCTGGTGCGCCCTACCAAGTGGTGGATTGTCCTCTTTCCCTTTGTCCGCTGGTTCAACCTCGGTTGGAATGGCGACATCCGGGAGCGCTTCCATTCCCAGATCCAGGAGCGCCGGGCCCGGCAGTTCCGCAACCTGCCGGTACACATCCGCCTGGCTACGGTCTGGTGGCTCATCCGGATCCGTTGGGAAATAATGCAGGCATACCCGGATCTTTTCCGGAGTTCCAAAAAAGACGGCAATTCCAAGTCCGATTTTATCGAAGTGGCCTTTGCCATTTCCGAATCGCAATTGTTCGGCGACTTCGAGTCCACCATGCGAACAAACGCCAATACTCTCCTTAAGTACCTCAGTTACAAGAAACGCACTGCCGAAGCAGTACAGCAGCGATGACCTCTTTCAAACTTTTACGCGATTACTTCAAGTCCATCCAACAGAAGCACAAGAAGCTGAACGGCTTTGTTACCGGAACATCTTCCAAGGTTCGGCAGCGGGTCGCCAACGAGCAGCTCTCACCGTTGCTTTGGCTGGAAGTCCCCTTCATAGACCTGCGAGACAGTGGCAGCTCCATAACTGCCGGCAAGTCTTCGTCCTTCGTGGTGATGGCCCCGCTTAACGAGCGGGACAAAACCGAAGCCGAGCAGGAGCAGCTTTACGACGACCTGGAGGAAATCGCCCTCGACATTCTGTCACTTCTTCAGAAAGACGCCCTCAAACCGAAGGGCCATAAAATCACCATCGACGGTACGCTGGAACCCATCGACCCCCTGCTTATTGACGGATGGGTCGGCTGGAGGTTCGAATTTGTGTTGAAGAACACGGCCGATGTAACCTACAAACCCGATAACTGGAACGCCTGATGCCTTACCATTCGCTTAATCCAATCCTGGCCAGCTTCACCACGCCAGACCCTTACCTGCCGGTAGAGCTGGAGGTTTACATCGAGAATGCCGATACCGACGATGTGTTCGATTCGCTGGGAACATTTTCCCTCATCTCCGATGCGGAGGGTGGTGTAGCCGAGCGAATCGAGTCTGCCTTGCATGCCGCACTAATGGAGAGGGTAGATTTGTCTATGCCTTCGGGTGCCATCACCGCGGCCATTGTCCTAGGCATTTCTAGGAAGTTCAAGTTTCGCCACCGGCACTTCGTTTCTGATGCGTGGTCGTCATGGACAAATTCATCTACCGATTTCGTAGTCTTGGGCGGCCAGCCGTTCGAAGATTTTGCCAATACGTTCAACACGGTAGCGGCCAGTGCCCCGATCGTTTTACTGCCCGAGACCAGTGCTATCGGGTTGAAAATCGCCCAGGGCTACATCGATGTGTTGTGCCAAGCCGCTGGTACAGCATCGGTAAGGCATTTGTATTTCAACAGCTCCGGCGCATCTATTCCAGACCACGAGGAAACGGTTTCGCTCGACAGGGAGTACCGTGTTGTGCGGGTGCCGGTTTTCCCGCCTGGTGATGGCAGGGAACAATATTTTTCCGTAGAAGTAACGGTTGATGGTGTTACCCGAACGGTTCAACTGGTGGTCGATCGGCAGTACCGGCACAAGAGCTATAACTTCTGTTGGCTCAGCAGCCGGGGCGGCTGGGCTTTCCTGGAAACGCAGACGGGCAAGGTGGCTACACTCGAGGTGAGCCAGAATGTAGCCGAGCGTTATGCACCGGCTCAATACTTCGACCAGGCCGATATTTCTACCGCCCGGGTCTGGAAAACAAAGGGGATGAAGCGCATCAAAACCGCTACCGGATTTTGGCCAGCCGAGTACCTGGATATTACCATTCAGGACTTCATGCTTTCGCCTCTCCGCTTCGTGTGGGATCAAGACCGCAACCGCTGGATTCCGATTCTGGTAAACTCCCGCAGCGCTACCTACCTGGATGAATCCGGAAGCAACATCCGCTCCTACATGTTCGAGTTCTCACCAGCCTTCGATACCAACCTGCCTTCTTCGTTATGATGCCTTCGCTCATTGCTCCAGATGGCCAGGCGCTCGATCTGTTGCCCGGAACGGTAATTTCGTTAAACCTTAAGAATCCTGTCTTCAGTACCGATGTGCTCGAGGGTAGTTTCTCTTACGCCTTCAACCTGCCGCTAACCGACCGCAACCGTCTCCGGTTTGGTTTCCCCGAAAACATTTCCAGCCTGGCCGGGTACACAACCGAGTACCCAGGCTACAAGCTCAAGTTCGGCCTGGTTGAGTTTCAGTGTAAGCTGATTTTGCGGAAGGTCGTAACAGGTGGTATTTCGGTAAATGTGTACACTGCATCCGCATTGTTGGCGGATGTATTGAAGAATACGAAACTGAATGATGTGCCTACCGAAGTCTTCAACATTACCGATATCTTCTGGTATGGCAAGTACGAGTTCACAGTTGCCAGTTCCTCATCGGTTGGGGAAATAGCTTCAGCCACCATTGTGTGGAACCTACCCGGTCCAACAGTTCGGAAGTACCGGTATGGTGTAAAATACACCGGGAGCTTACTGGCAATGCTGAATAACCTGGCCAACAAGATCAATACCACTACGCTCATTCCTACCTGGTCGAACACCACAACGTACCAACTTGATCAGCTGGTCTTGAACACGGCCGGTACCATGATCTACCGATCGGGCGACAATGGCAATGTTGGTCACCCGGTTACAGATGTTGATTTTTGGGAATATGTATGCCTTAAGTCGGAGTGGAATACTCTCCGTGCAGAAGAGATTACCCCGCTCTGGTACGAGTACGATGAATTCGACTACGTAAAACGGGAGCGGGCATTGGTGCCAGACGATTACAGTATCGTGCTTTACGACCCACTTTTGGGTGAAGGTGGGTACTTCGATCTAAACAGTTTCAACGACGAGCTTGATGTGACAGCTGCCGGATCATGGACACCTGCCGAGTACTCCGCAGCCGGTGTCAATGTCTGGAAAGAGAACTATTCGGCCGTAGCTATGTGGGTAAACCAGATAGTAAAAGAGGCGGGTGAGAATCCGGACTTCACCTTTTTCCCGATTCACAATCCGGATTTTATGCCAGACCAAGGCTTTGGTGGAATTATGAACTATTGGCGGAATGGGGCCTTCCCTTACAATCGGCCAGATGAAGGAGATCCACTTGGTCAAGTTTTTTCAGCTCAGGTAAACATGGGTTACGCCTTGCGGAAGGTAATGGCATTTCTCAATAAGGAAATTGTAGATGAAGGCGTTTTGTCGGATCCTTTTCTCCAAACCCTCTACCTGCTTAACAACTTTTCAAACGACCGATTTATCCGGGTTATTTATGGAGGTAGGATTGTCTTTATAGACCCCGGTGCTAACACCTTCAACCTTAGCGAGAACCTTCCAACCATATCCATTGCCGAGTTTATGAATGGCCTTAGGGGCTATTTCTTTTTCGGCATTTGGTTTGATGCCTCGAGTTCGAAGGTGATTTTCAGGAGATTCAAGGATTTACTTTCTGATTACGAGAATGCAGTCGATCTATCTTCCCAAGTTGTCAATCTTACCGATATTGAGTACACAGACCCAGGCGGATTCTTCCTTCAGTATTCGCATGATGGAGGCGATTCTAATATCGGGTCCAAGCTTTTGGATATTTACGAAAGTCAGTTCACGATTCTTGATCCGGTAGAGACAATCGAAGATTTGCCCGATCCTTCGGAGAATGTGCTTTGCCTGGTGAAGGATATTGATACCTACTACCTGGGCGTTCTTCTTTACGAAGGCGTGTTCGAGTGGCAATATTTCAGCCGCAATTTGCATGGCCTCAAAATTGGGAATGCAAAAACCACATATCAACCCAAGTGCAGTACGGTGATGATGTACAACGGACATGATTTTTTCCGGGGTCCGAAGTACGAAATCCCTTTTTTCTCAAAGGGTGTAGATATTCAGTATCGGGAAGGTGATTATGTGCAAGATCTGGACGGAAACATCTTCGAAGCCCTGGCCGATAATGAAGATGTCCCGCTTACCGATACGGCAAAGTGGTCACCGAGAACGCTGTACAAATGGCAGCTCCCAATGATCAGCCAGCCAAGGCGAAGCGTTAACCACAAGGAAAAATCCGGCTGCAGCCTCCGCGTGCTCAGTTACAAGGGCATTGCGGCCAACCCGCTTTCTACCGACCCTTCCGATGTTTACCCTCAGGCGACCAACGACCGCGGCACACTCGGAAGCCTCAAGTGGGAAGGGGAGTATGGCATTTACGAAAAGTATGGAAAGGAGTGGATCCGCTTCCTGAGCAAGGCCAAGAAGTCGGTCGCCACTTTCCCCATGACCGAGACGCTGCTTCAGCGCCTTAAGCCCTGGCGACTGGTGCGGATCCGGAATCAATACTTTGTCCAGGGCGAACTCAAAGTCTCTTTCCCGCTCGATGCCAACCTGGCCGAACTAACCCTCTATTCCATCAATGTCACTCCGTAAGAAGATAGCCTCACTTTTTGGCCGAACTGGTTCGGTTCAATACGCCGACCTCAAGGCTTGGTTCGATGCCTCATTGCTCAGAGACGAAGCATCTGGAAGCGGAACGCCTGGGCCAACCGGGCCAGCAGGGCCAGCGGGACCGACAGGCCCGGCAGGACCAACCGGACCAACCGGACCAACAGGACCAACCGGACCGACCGGCCCCGCAGGCCCAGCCGGAACCGATGCCGGCACAGCCGGAAAGTACCTGGCCAATACTACGCAGAGTATCCTTACGGGCACAGTATCAAATACCCGCCTGAGTTCCCTACTTATCCCGGCCAATACCTTCACCACCGGGAGCCTATTCGATTTTCTGGTGCGAACAAGACGAAACGGTGCAGGCTCTGTTTATACCATTCGGGTGTACATCAACACCTCCGACAGCATCTCCGGCGCTACCCTTCTGGCAACTCTAAGCATCGGAACTGGGGCCTCGGGCGGGCAGCTTACCCGTACCCTGGTGGTTATTGGCAGCACCAATACGCAGCTCAACTTTAGTGCGTCCACTTCTGCCCTTACCGATGTGGCCACCTTCTCCGGAGGTTCGGTAAACATCAACTGGGCCGCCGATCAGTACCTTATCCTGGCCATCCAGCCGGCCAACACAACCGAGATACACACCTCGCACTTTATTTCCATTCACCCCAGAAATTAACATGCCATGGCCATTATCATTAAAGATGGGGCGCAAGTCCTTTTTGAAGATCTATACTACTCCGTAGCCTGGTGGGAGAGCCTCGGGCCCGGCATTATACACCTGTGCCTCGAAGGCAATGGTCAACAGATTATCCAATGCTACAAGGCAGGTGAGACCACGGTAAACGAAACCAACTGCAGCACGGTAGAAGAAATACTGGCCGCCGTAGGCAACCCGCCGCATAAGCCAATTCCAGTTAATTAATTGAAAGTTGGTCTTATATTGGCAGCCACATTCAACTTTTACATGAAAAAAATACTGATTTTATTACTCAGTTTCCCTCTTTTGGGCATTGCGCAGCCTTCAGCTAAATCTAAACCTGACCCTTGTGCGAAAAGGTTTACACAAAAAATTGATAAGTTCAAGAAAACAAAGAGTAAATTCTTGACAAATCCAATCACTGTTTCCTCGAGTGCTGGTAATTTAATTTTAGACGTTTGTGAGCTTGGTTCTGGGGCTCGGGTAATTAGTTTGATGTTTTACAGTGGGATCCATTGCATTACGGAGAATTCAGATGTAGAGTTTTTGTTTGCCGATGACTTTACTCTTACCTTTCAAAATCGGGACGATACAAACTGCAAGGGTAATCTTTCGGTTGTTTTTATAGGTGATAATGAGTGTACTAAGTTTGCCAGAGATAAAGTTGTTTCAATTAGGTTTCAAACTACTGACGGGTCAGTCACAATTGATCTGACTAAGAACCAAGCTCAAAAGCTTTTTGATGCTTTCTATTGCCTAATCGGGTAATCCATAAAAAACAGATTGCAAGCCCCTCTCCGGGGCTTTTTTTATGTCCTAACCCCAAGCCCCATTCCCGCCGCTACTTCGTATTGTGAAGGAAGTAAGCGAGCAAATGGTAGAGCAGCTGGAAGAGGCTGCGGCCGCATGGCTGGAAATGGCCGTGCGGGAGCTTATTGCATCTGCCAAGAAGAATAAGGTAGAGCTATCGGGCGAAACCATTGCCTCCATTGCTGGCTCCGTTTCGGCGTTTACGCCCCAGGCCGTTGGCACCATCCTGATCGAGTTCCAGAACTCTGGCCGATTCCAGGACTGGAAGTCGATGAACTACTCAAAGGTGCCTCCGGTAGATGTGCTGGCCGAGTGGGTGGAGAAGATTGGTGTTTCCAAATTCAAGTACGTGCCTGGATACCAGGGCAAAACCGAACGCAAAATTTCCGACAGCCAGGCAGCCCGGCGCATTGCCTGGGGCGTGGCCATGGCCAGGTACCGGAAAGGCCCGAAGCGTAAGAAGCGCTGGTTTGCAAAGTTGATGTATGGCCCGCTCCTGGCCCGGCTTATCGATGCTCAAATCGAAGTCCTCGGCACTTCCTCCCTCCAATTAGTTACCAACAATTTCAAAATCGAAGAATAAATGGCAGGTCGCTCAACCGAAACCCAGGTAAGCCTCAAGATCAACGGGAAAGAGGCTTCCAACACCATTGCCGGGCTGCAATCTGATGTAAAGACACTGAGCCGTGAGCTCAGCAAATTACCCGAGGGTACAGAAGAATTCAACCAGAAGGCCAAGGAGCTGGCCCAGGCCCAGAACCGCTTGCAAGACATTCGGGACAAAGCACGGGAAGTCCGCGAACAAATGCGCTCCATGGGAGACGATGCAAAGAAAGCCCGTGCCGACCTGCTGCAGCTCAGCCCAACCGGGCAAATGTTGAGCGGCCTGGCGCAAGACTTCGGCACGGTTCGCTCTGCCATCAATGCCAACATCGCTTCCATGGGCTTGCTCCGTGTGGCCATTATTGCCACCGGTATCGGTGCGCTCATTGTGGCACTCGGCGCTCTCTATACCTATTTCACGCGGACAGACGACGGGGCTGTGAAGTTGGCAGGAGCAACCAAGGGGCTGCAAATCATTTTCAAATCGCTCACCGACCTGGTAGCCCAGTTGGGGGAGTGGTTGATCAACGCCTTTGAAAACCCGAAGCAAGCGATCAAAGAACTGGGCGATTTCATTCTTACCAACCTGATTAACAGGGTTAAGGCCTTCGCCGTAATCTTCGAGGCCATTGCCGAAATGGACCTCAAGAAGCTGACGGACGGCACCATTCAACTTTCAACCGGAGTGGAAAACGTAACCGACAAGGTGAAGGAGTTCGGGAAGGAAGTGGATGCCGCTGTACAGAAGGGGCTTGCATTTGCAGAACTGGCCGACCGAATAGACGAGGTCGAAACCAAATCCATCGTAACCAATGCCAAGATCGAAGAGCAGGTAAGCCGCCTGCTTCTGCAGGCAAAAGACCGGACCAAAACCGAAGGAGAGCGCCTTGCATTGCTCGACCGGGCCTCAGCGCTTGAGACCCAGCGCCTGCAGGAAACCATCAATCTGCAAGCCCTTAAGGTTCAGCTTGCCAAGGAAGACCTGGCCAGCGTTTCGAAGACCTCGGCTGAGTACGACGACAAAAACCGGGCACTGGCCGAAGCCGAAGCGAAACTCATTGAACTGCGCCGCTCCAGCCTAGACCTGCAGGAGAAGATCACCAACCGCCGCAACCAGTTGCTCGACGCCTCAGCTGAAAAAGCCAAGGCCATGCGTGAGGCAGAAGAGAAAGCCGAGGAAGACGCTGCGAAAGCAGCACTCGACTATGAGCGCCGGCTCACCGATCTCCGCATCGCCAACCTGGTAGATGAAGATGAGCGCAAGCGGGTAATCATTCTCAACAATTACAAGCGAGGCCTGGAAGATGCGCTCCTTAACGGCCAACTGACCAAAGAACTCGAGACCGAGTTGCTGAAAGCCCGAGACCAGCAGCTGCAGGCACTGGAAGACGAAATCCAGGCCAGGAAAGAAAAGGCCCAGCAAGACAAAGAGGAGATGGCCCTCAAAGACGAGGACGCCAAAATGCAGGCAGAAACCGAGGCTCGCCTGTTGGCTGCCAATGCCGTGGTAGAAGCGGAAGCGAACAAAGAGCAACGCATTTACGATGTAATGCGAACCGGGCTACTGAACCGCCTGGAATTGCTCCGTACCGCTGGAAAGTTGGAGTCCGACGAAGCCAAGAAACTGGCAAACGAAATCACGAAGCTCGATCTCGACCACTCCAAGAAACGGCAGGAAATCGCCACCAAAACAGCCGAAACCGAAGACCGACTCCAGTCTGCCCGTCTTCAGCTTTTCGCCGATACAACCAAAGGCATCAGTGCTTTCCTTGGTGAAGACGCCAACAATCGCCGCCGATTTGCGGGCATAATCAAAGCCATGACGATTGCCGAAATCGTAACCATGGGGATTAAAGAAGTGCAAGGCATTTGGAGCAATGCCAACATGAACGCCCTGAATGCGATTATTCCCGGATGGGGTCCAGCCTTTGCCGCCGTTCAGTCGGCCATGGCCATAGGCCGCACCACATTTGCGGTAACCAATGCAGCTGGCATCAACTTCTTCCAGGATGGTGGTATTCTCCGCACTGGATCCCGCCACCGCGATGGCGGTATCAAAATGATCGACGGCAAGAGTGGCCAGTACCTAGGCGAAGTGGAGCAAGGCGAAGCCCTCCACGTGTACAGCCGGAAGACCGTAGAGAATAACGGCGACATCATCAACGCCTTGCTCGATACCAGCATGTTTCGAGGAGGTGCCCGTTTGAAAAGCACTCGAGGCGGCTACTTCGAGAATGGGGGCACCGTACAGACAGGATCGGGCAACGCACCCCAGGCCCAGACGAACGAGGCACTTGTGGCCATGCAGTTGGAGAAGCTAGACCGCATTGCAGCTATTCTGGAGAGCTGGCCTTCCAATGTCCGGGCCATACTGACCTATGAACAGGTGAAAGACTTGTTGAACGATGCTGCCGATATCGAGAACGGAGCCAATGCGGCTTAGTATTCCGGCCAGTCGCCCAGGTAAGAATCCAGCCGGGTAATCATTCCCAGATTCACCAGGTAGGCCTCCGTCTGTGTGGGCGATTCGTGACCGCACAGTGCCTGGATAATGTGAATCGGGACATTGGCCTTGTAAGCCAGGCAGGCACCTGTGTGCTTAAATCCATACAGGGTATAGCCTGGCTTAAGCACTCCCGCACGTTTGGCATACTTCGCAAAAAAATCGTAGAAGTGAGTCGATGTAAACGGCTTAGGACCAGGCTGATATTTATTCCCAAATACAAACCAATTGGAAGGCAAATTCCGCAATCCCATTTCCTGAATCTTGCGCTCAAGCGGTGGAAGTATTGGGATGTGCCGGCCTCCGGTTTTGCCCCGTTCTTTGGGGATGAACAGCGTTTTTTCGCGGATGTCTTCCACCTGGAGCAAGTGGATTTCCTTCCGCGGTCGGCCGAGTGTGTAGATGAGAAAATCGACGAACGTACACCACTGCTCGTTTCCATCCTTGCGGGCTTCGGCCTTCATGGCCGCCACTTGGTCGGCAGAGTAGGGGAGGTTCTTTTCACCTTTTGGTACTATTTTCCGGGGCACGTTGAAAACCGGATCCTTCGCTGCCTCGCCCAGCAAAACCATCCGCTTCATTACCTGGCTGCAAATGGCCCGGTAGGCATTGAAGGTCTTCGGCCCGAACTGATGTTCCTTTTGGAACCATTCCAGAAAGTGTACGAAGTAGGGAGTATCAACTTTCGCGACATCTGGCAGCCCGTTGGTTTCGCCCCATTTACGGAGGTTAGTTTCAATCCAGTCGAAGCTCTGCAGGTAGTTCTTGCTTGACCCTTTTAGGTTCTCTCTCGTGTTGATCAACGCATCCAGCACTTTCAACTTTTTTGGAGCCGGTTTCGTTTCCGGATCCGGTTTCCGTTTCCGGATAGTCGGGTCTTCGTGCAGGTACACCCGGATTTGCTGCATCAATTTGGCCGCTTCCTGGTATCGCACCCGAGGCACTCTGGAATCGTTAAGGCCATCGAACACCCTTTTCCGGACCAGCTTTTGCCCGCTTTCGTCCAATCCGTAGAAAATGATGTACCACCTTTTCGAAGTGTCACCATCGTAATCTACGAGCCTGGGAGGTTTGAATTTTATTGCCATTGTCTGCCACTCATTACTGCCACAAACCCGACAATCTTTTTCTAAGTGCCTGATAGAAAATCTATTAGGCTGTGAATCATACTGGATTCGAACCAGTCCCTCAACATTTATTCGGGTTTGTGGCGGTTAGGTTTTGGGGCTAACTGCCTTATGTTGAGGGCTCACCTGAGTGACTCATGTTGAACACCTTTCAGTGTTCGGGTGGCAGTGGGTGGCATTTACTGCCACCACAACTGCCACTTTCCAGAGCGCTGATTCAGCTCTCTGAGGTTTTTTTTAATGCGGCTTTTAGGGTTTCGTTTTCCTTGATTAGATCCAGGTACTTCTTTTTCATGATGTGAAGCGCTTCATCTTTTGCGTTCATCTCCTTTCGCATTTCATTGATTTTAAGGTTTGCCAGAAACAGGTCTTCCTCCTGTTGATCATCAATATTCATAAGGGGTAAAAGTGAGTTAGTGGTTTTCCCATAAGACTCTCCAGGCTCCCTTGCTACCTCCAGATTGCCAGTTTCTAAAATAGACTCCCAATCTTTAATTGGGGCATCCGTATAGAAGAACTCCATTGGAACGGAGTACAGCTCTGCCAGCAGCTTCAAATTTTCGGCTGATATGTTAAACATGCCACGCTCCATCCTTCCGTACGCAGCCTCAGTCATCTTCAAGTGCTGAGCAACGTGCCTCTTGGTGAACTTATGGCGTATCCTTAGCCATTCAACCGGCGAAACGTATAGATCCGTCGACATGTGTCTTGTGTTTGCAGATTTTGGACGGTAACTGTCCTGGTGGGTCAGCTTTATTTGTGAAGTCTTAACAAATCAAAAGAATTCACAATACAATTTCAAATGGGAGTAAGCAAAAACGAACTACCGAAGTACCAGGCAGACTGGTTAGAGGTGCAAGGTTGCAGTACTTATCGCTACGGCTTGAAGGTGCTGGAAAGGCTTGGGTTGACTAATGACCCTGCGGGTAAGAACCTCCGAAAGGTGCACAATGTGTATTCTGGGATACTCAAAGATCGCGAGGTATTGGATGCCATCAGATCGGTGCTTTTGGCATCAAAGTCGATTGAGAAGGTCGGTTCGAAACGCCAAAACGTAATGGCAAAATGAAAAATCGATTTGCCGTCCAACGTTTACTACAGAAGGCAGAGTTTAGCTCGTCCGACTTGGTTATGGGGGTTATAGATCCTTTGGAAAACGAAGGTTTCTTGAAGCTCAAAGTGGGCTTTGAAGATGTCAAGATGAATTTTTACAGCCTGAATATCAGGACTTTCAGGGCAAATGCAGTTCATCAGCTCAGTACGTTGAAATCTGCCTGCGATGAAATGATAGCGTTCCTGGAATCGCTGCCAGCACCAGAGGGAGACGGGCTCCCCGCAATCGGATCCGGTAAAAAACCAAGACTGAATACCGATGATAAGGATGCAGTACATAGCCCAGACTAAGCAGCTGGATGAGTCTTTCACTTTCACGCTCGTTACGGTTTCCGACCGCGAAAACTGGACGGAAGGCGGAACCTTCGCTTCGCGGTATGTATGGCAGGAGCGCCCTATTCTCCGCGATGAATTTGAGCCTGCCCTCACTCAGCCGCTGGTACTCGATGGCTCCGACCAGATGCTAAACCTTACGTACCAAATTTTGCCATGAGCCACGAAATTAAGGTGTTTATCGCCCTCGCATTATCGGCTTTAGGGGCATTTCTGATGTGGGTTATCCCACATATCAACTGGGATTTTTTCAAAAAACGGGTTAGAAAGTAACCCAAAAACTAACCAATTAAGTTATGGAACGATTTTTCCGCCAGCTAAACCGCTGGTCCTTCGCCATGCTTTGCGCAGTTCGAGCGCACAAGCTCCGCTGGAACGATTACAAGCTCCGGCAACTAACCCTGATGCATAACGACTGGGCGCTAACGCTCCAGCTCGTAGGGGAGCGGGAAAACCTTCTCCGCGATCAATTCAACCAGAGCCAGGATATGGCCGAAAAAGAGGCCATCAATCGTGAACTGTCCAGCCTCCAAAGGATCCGCCACTCATTTTCAAAATCCATCGAGCTTTTATGATAGCCATCAATGCAACCGAGGTGGTAGACACACTCCGCGAGGTGGTAACTCTCAAAACCCTCTGGGCTGAATTCTACAAAAAACCGGCCGCCGCTCGCACAGAAGCCAGGCGGAAGGAATTGAAAGAGCGTGAAGCCAAGCTCCTGGCCAAGTGCCAGCGGCATATACACGAGTACGAACGCATAGCCGGGGGAGAACATGGAGTATAGCCAGGCCACATTTACCTTCTTTCAGGGAGGGATTACGAACATAAGCAAGGGGCAGGATGTAACCCTGGAGTTTGCACTCGATTACATCCGAACCGGAAAGGAATACGACCTTCTCCGGCAGGTGCGGGCCGAAAAGGACGAGGATAAGCGGAAGCAACTCAAGAAAGGGCTTTCCTACTTCCTCTTTTCCGGAACCTTCGCCAAGCGGGAAGCCAAGGGGCTCATTGAGCACTCAGGCCTTATCTGCCTCGATTTCGACCACGTAGAGCAAATGGATGCGCTCCGCGTTCAGTTGCAGACCGATCCGCACATTGTGGCCCTGTTTATCTCCCCTTCGGGAGACGGCATCAAAGTGCTTATCCCCATCCAGGGCAGCCAGCACAAAGAATCGTTCCTGGCACTGGAAACCTACTTTAAGGATACCTACAAACTGCAGGTAGATAAGTCGGGCAAGGATGTGAGCAGGGCTTGCTTCGTGAGCTACGACGACAATCTTTACTACAACCCCGAGGCGAAGCTCTTTACCTTAAGTGTGGAGCATGTAGATGAGGAAACGGGAGAGCTTACCATCGTGCCTCGTGCTAAGGCGCCGAAGCAGTACCAGTACCGCGACCCCTTGGCGCACCTGGAGCTAGTGGTTAGCCGGATTGAAGATGCCCGGCTCGATCTTACCACCACCTACGATGACTGGCAGTTGCTCGCCTTCTCCATGGCCACTTACGGCAACTCCGGAAGGGAGTATTTCCACCGGCTTAGCCAGTTCAACTCTGGCTACAATGCCAAGGAAGCCGATGCCAAGTTCGACAATGCGAAAGACTCCACCCGCTTTACCTCGCCCGCATGGTTTTTCCGCAAGGCCAAAGACGCCGGTATCGACGTTACCTTTCCTCGCGAGGCTCAGGAATCGGCAGCGCCAGCGGTAAAGAAAACCGTGAAGGCACCCAAGGCCAGCACCAAGCCCCCGGCCAACCTGGAAGACCGCGATACGGATATCAATTGGCCGAATTACATCCATTTTGAAACGACCGAGGAAGAGGAAGAAGCCGAGCGATCGGTCCGGAACCACTCTTTCTTCCAGTTCAAGAACCGGATTTTCACTGCCCGGTATAAGGATAACGAGATCACCTTTGGCCGTTCGGTTTCCAACTTCTCCATCCATCCGTATTACGAGGTTACAGATGAGGAAGGCAACGCCAGCCGGATTGTGGAGTTCTTAAACGTGCGGGGGCAGAAGCTTTTGGCCCGCGTTCCATCCGATGCTTTTACCTCGGTAAACGAGTTTTCCAAGTTCTGTTTCCGTGGCAACTTTCACCACGCCCTTAAGAATCCGGAGTTCGTAAACCTTCGGGGCAAAATCTTCGACGAGTGTAAGCCCGCTAAAGAGATTACCACCCTGGGCCAGCACGACGAGGGCTTCTACTCCTTCGCCAACGGGATTTTTGCCGATGGCAAGTTCTTGCCCATCAACAAGAACGGAATCGTGGAGTACCGCGATGTGCTTTACTTCCTCCCTGCCCTCAGCTCCATTTACATCGACCGGAAGAAGCAGTTCCAGTTCGAGCGCACATTCCAGTACGTGGAGCGCAAGTCTGTTTCCTTCACCAACTGGGCAGAGCTATTCTGCAAGGTGTATGGCGATAATGGGAAGATCGGGATGATGTTTTATGTGATGGCCCTTTTCTCCGACCTCATCTTTAAGGTCGAGGGCTCTTTTCCCATGCTTTTCCTGTACGGGAAGCCCGCATCTGGGAAAACCACCATGGCCATATCGCTCCTTTCCATGTTCCACCCAACGGGTGATAAGACAACCGGTGCCAACATCAACAATGTATCGCTTCCGGCCCTTTTTCGCCTACTGGCCCAGGTGCGTAATGGATTGGTTTTGATCGAGGAGTATCAGAACGACCTTGAGAAGATCCGGGTCGAAAACCTCAAATCCATCTGGAACCGCCAGCCGCCCAGCAAGACCGATACCACCCAGAGCAACACCAGTAACCGGACGGTTCAGACCAACCCAGAGTCCGCCGCTGTGATTACCGGCCAGCAGCTGCCCAACCAGGACGTTGCGCTCTTTACCCGTTGCTGGGTTCTTTACTTTTTTAAAATTACCGACTACACCCAGGAGCAACGCGATGTGTACCGGCAGCTCAAGGAAATGCAGAGCCATAGCCTTACGCAGATCACCACCCGGATCCTGGCGCACCGTAGCCTGATGGAAGACCACTTCGCGGAGGCGTACCACAAAGAGCGGGGTAACTTCTCCGGCATTTTCCCCGGCAGCAACCAGAGCCGGATCGGCCAGCACTGCGCCATGATGATGGCCACGTACAACGTCCTCTCCGAAGTGCTGAAACTGCCTTTTACCGAGAAGGAACTGCGGGATGTCGTCCTCAAATCGGCAACCGAGCAGGCGGGCACCATGCAGGTGTCGGAAGAGAGCAATACGTTCTGGGAGATTGTGCAGACCCTCGTCTTCACCAAGCAAATCGAAGAAGATAAGGACTACACTTTCCGCCAGCTTACCAGCATTACCGCCCGGCCACTGGGCGAAAAGGAGGAAATGGCCATCAAGTTCGAAGATTCTACCGAAGTGCTTTTCCTCCGGCTCAACTCTGTGCATGCTGCCTACATGAAGGAAATGCGCATGCAGGGCCGGAAGGGTGCCATGGATAAGGCCAGCCTAGAGCAGTACCTCCAGAACTCCACGCAGTACATCGGCTGGAAGCGGCAGTTCCGCTTTCCAGACCAGGCCCCGACATCGGTATTCGTGTTCAACTACACCGTATTGCAGGAAATGTTCAGCTTCCGGAAGGTAGTAGGTGGCGGAGGCACCACAGATGCAGAACTGTTGGCCCCTGTGGTAGATGGTAAGATTGATACTGCCCTTAAAAAGGGAGACGACGATTTGCCCTTCTAAACCATGTGGGTAATCGATTGCTACATGTGCCCGGAGAAGCACCAGACCTTCACCCGGGCGCCACTGGAGCGGCAGGGCTGGAAGGTTTCCAGCTTCATTACCTGCCCCCAGTGCCGAACCCGAGCCGTAAGCTGCCGGGAGCCGCCCGGCATACAAGACCGGCACGATATGGTAACGCTCGAGTGGTTTATCCCCGCCAACGAAGACCAGTACCGCCATGCCTTGGGAGAGGCATCTCTCGAACTCCCAACAATAGGCCATGCCAGGCGCCTGTTTGAAAGCTTGGTGATTTTCAAAAAAATGATGTACAGACCATGTCAAAAAAAGTAACGCTAATGGATATCGAGCAGATAGCCATGCACATGCTAAAGGTTAAGCACCAGGGCAACGTAGAAGATGCCGTGATAGATACCTATGGTATTGATTTAGAAACCTACGGGGAAATCATTCGCCCAATCTTGGAAAAGCTGACCATAGCAATTTCGCCAATAAGCAAAGAGGCTCTTATCGGAATTTCTGATCCCGGTTTTTGGATTTACAAACACCATGCAAAGCAGCAGTTTATCGACGCCATGATTCAGTGGCTTACCGAGTGTGAAGATATGCCCCCCACTGGCCAAGGTTTTGTTCGAGGAATCCTTGTAGATGGTAAAGTGAAGTACCAAATAGGTATCTGCAACGGAGATACGAAACTAACAGTGAAGAAAAAGGAAGAATCAAAATCATAAGACCATGCAAACCGATGTAAGATACTTCCTCCTCCGGCTCAGCACAGCGCTGATGCGCCGGGGACTTTCCGGAATAAGCGCCGGAGACCTTGGCAAAAAAGCCGAAGAGCTTTGCCGATATGTAAATGTGGGCATCCCAAAGCTCAGAGCCTTCCAGGGCAGCGCCGAAGCGCAGAAGGCCATCCTGCAAACCACCGATTCAATCGAAGCCCTTGCCGCCAAACTCTCAGAAGGCGACTGGGAGAAACTCAGCACCATGCTTAACCTACTCGACCAGGTAACTGCCGGGCAAGTATTGGTGGTAGAGAAACAGCAATACGACCAGCTGGAGCGCCAGTATGAAGCCGAAAACGAATCCCTTAGCAACATCCCCCAACTGTAAGCCATGAATAACACTCACGTAATGATTGACCTGGAGACCCTCGGCACCCGAGACTCTGCCGTAATCCTAACCATTGCCGCTGTGAAGTTTGACCTCTATACCGGCGAGGTATTGGACCAATTCATGTGGTTTCCTGATGTTGATGAGCAACTCCAAAAAGGACGAACCTTAAATGCCAGTACCATCAATTTTCACCTTTTAGACCCAGAAAGAAACACTGCCTTTGGGCAGATTATGGCAAGAACAAACCGAGAGTGGCCAGTAGAAAAGGGTCTTCATTTTTTAGGCAACTTCATTCAGAATGGAGAAGGTGGAGCGCCATGCGGTTTTTGGTGCAGGGGAGCCAGTTTCGACTTTGCGATCTTAAAAAACCTTTACGAAAGCTACCGATCGGATAAGCTACAGTATCCTATCAATCACCGCATGGAGTTCTGTCTCCGCCCCCTGCTTATGCTTTCTCCGACGAGTGAAGACAGAACTCCAAATGTACTGCCAGCCCACGATGCAATGAACGACTCCCTGTACCAGATTGACCTACTGCGCAATATCCTGATGGACCTCAACTTGTTGGAACGGTTTAAGCCAGTGGCTGGAAATGAGGAGGGCAATGCCTAAGTACAAAATCACCCTCACCACTGAGTGCAGAGATGCCAAAGAAGCGGAGCAGCTTAGCCTGGGGCTTAAAGCCTTATTAAACATTAGCAAGGAAAGGGTATTGGAAGCCGGGGCACTGCAAGATTTGGTGGATTCCGTTGAAAAGTTCGGCCAACTTTTTGCCCAAATGGGCAGGAATGAGGGGAAAAAGTGAACAGTTTAAAAAGGGGTTCTGAATTGTTTGGAACCGAGGAAATGGGAACAGAGGAGGTTCTTTTATTCCATAAGGCAGCTAGTGAAAATGGCTGCCATGTTGAGCAAACCCAAGAAGACATTGAGTTTATCGACTCCTTGTTATGGTACAAGAAGCGTGAGCTTTTCCTCAACAAAGAATCAAGGAGAACCGCTTCGGGAAATTACAGGAGGGATTCGGGTTACATGCATTTTATGGATAAAGGCCTTGATGCATTGGTCCAATCGGCTCAGGCCAGAAATGAGGCGAGCCATGCCCTTTAATCCAAAGAACTATCCAGCCAACTGGAAAACCGAGATCCGGCCCAGTATCCTAAGAAGGGCAGAAAATAAGTGCGAAGAGTGCGGGGTGGCTAATGGCTCCCCGCTTCCATCGGGCAAGTTCAGTGTCGTGCTTACTGTGCACCACATAGACGGAAAGCTGGTAGATCACTCAGAGGGCAATCTGATTGCTCTCTGTCAAAAGTGCCACCTCGATAAACACAGGAACCGATGAGCCAACTATCCCTCGACTTCCGAAGCCCAGACGATATGCTGGTAAGTATCATTTTCCAGTCTAAGAATGGCATCCTGGAAGTACTTCATAAGGTAGTAATTCAGTTTCAGGTACATAAGCCTGGCTATCCACCAGCTTGTGCCTTTACGGGAATACCAGAAAACTGGTTCCGGATTTTTGGCTACCAATCCATTCAGGAAGCCATTCCCGGCCTCGCTTCATCCAGCCGAATGCAGGTCGAGTGCCGGTATTCGCCCAAACAATCGGGCATCGAGATTTTCCATGTCTTACATGCCTGGGCAAAGGCCAGCGGCTACCGAATAGAGCCAGCAGCGGGCACCCTCCGTCAATACAATTTAATCGGTTTAACCCCATGAAATTCATTCCAATCTTATTCAGCACGGCCATGGTGCAAGCTATTCTCGATGGCCGCAAAACCCAGACCCGCAGGCTGATAAAGCAAGCAGTGGCCTGGGATCCGGTTTGGAGACCTACCGCAATTCAGGAACAGCACCCTGATGGGATACCGCGATTTGTAATGCGTGCAGGGCATCAATATTCTTTGCCTTGGTTCAAATGCCCATACGGCCAGCCCGGAGATATTCTCTGGGTAAGGGAAACGTGGGCACCTGCACTTGGCAAATACGCTTACAAGGCAGACTATTCCGAAGCGGTTTTGTCGGAGGAAAGAAACAAAGGTTTGTGGAAACCATCCATTCACATGCCGAAGGATGCCTGCCGTACCTGGCTTCGGGTAAAGTCGGTAAGGGTGGATCCGCTTAAGGGAATCTCAGAAGCAGATGCTATCGCTGAGGGCATCGAAGTTCACCAACGGGGAGGTATTACCTGGTACAACGACTATCTAATCCCTGGCTCCCCCTGCGACAAAGCATATCAAAGCTTCCGCACGTTGTGGTGTTCTATCAACGGGTTTGAATCCTGGTCCTCAAACCCATGGGTATGGGTTGTAGAGTTCGAAAAGTTGGATGGTAAACCGGAAGGATTCTGATGCGAGCCCAAGCAGTAATCTACATCTACGGACGCAATAAATTTACCGGCAAAACCCAGAAGAAGTGGATGGTTACCGACCTGGCCGAGATAGAGCGTATTCAGAAACTCTGCCGGAAAGAAGGCCTCTACCCTCATCTACACCTTCGAAGCCGAACCAGAACATACAGCCAACGAAGCCCGGACTAACCTCCGGGCTTTTTTCATGTCCTACTCCCAGCCATGCGGAAGCGTGTAGAATTGGCTTTCGTTTTACAAAACCATCTTTCAACAAAAACAAAAAGAACCATGAGAATTTTCATCGGATTGCTTCTCGGCCTGGCGTTCTGCCTCTCTGTGCCCTCCTTCGCAACCTCCCCATTGCCAGACGGCGACCGCCTTGTGGTGGTAGATCACCAGGATGTTGACCTTATTGCCGACATCCTCCAGCTGGCCAGTGTGCAGTACCAGTACCAGGCTGGGCGTGGTGTAGACTTTGTGCCGGTCTGCATCTACGGGAGTTACCACTTCGACACCGCCACTACCTGGGCGCCGGAGTTTGGCTCAGTACGAATGGCCCTGCAATACACGGGGCACCAGGCCAAGGTGTACCGAGGCGAAAGAGCTTACCTCCTTAAAATATAGGTTAAGGGTAAAGCCACTCATCGTTTCACGCAAGAAGAAGCCCGGACTGTAAATCCGGGCTTTTTTGTTCCTAACCCTCAACACCAGGCGGAGAGCACCTTGCCGAAAAAAACGCTACCACCATGCTAATCTTCGACTGGCTCATCTTCCTTTGGAAGAAACTCCGTGGCATTACCACGAACCCCTACATTCCCGAAAGCTGCGAAATAGAGGCCCCCGCCGCCCCCAAGCCGGCGCTCCGTATTTCGAGCGAACCAGACTTTTGGGATCCCAACTACCGAAGCTACCGCATCGTGCGGCTGTACGTTGAGGTGGACTCCATCTATGCCGGGTTCTACGGAACCCAGACCGAAAGCGTAGTGCGAGACCGATGGGCCAGGATCAGCCGGAATGCCGAGCGACTGTACGGAATCCGGTTCGAGATCCAGACGCTTAAGATCAACACCACGCCCGACAGCCTGGAGAGCATCACCAGCGCCGGCACATTGCTTGCCACCTGGGCCAACCAGGCCAGCATTAACACCAGGCCGGAGCCGTTCAAGTTCCGGATCTCTGGCCGAAATATGGGAGGCATTGCTTACATCTCTCGCGGAGCGGTAACCAGTGCGAAGTACGCAGTGTGTGGATTCGGCCGCGTATCGGCCGGGACCGACGAGCGCCCCGGCCTGGACGAGTACGGATGGCTACACGAGGTAATGCATAACCTGGGCATCTCTCACTCACACAATTGCTGCGCCTGGCAGGATAAAGCAGGCACTCCCCTGGGCAAGCTGGACGACTGTTTTGCGGGCGAACGAACCTGCACCCCTGTGCCCAGCAATTGCAGCACCAGCCAGCGCCGTATGGAAGGCGGCATAAACAGCTACGCCCATATCTGGGGAACCCAAAACTGGTGGATGCATCCCAGCTGCGTAGCCACATTGCACCGGGCGCTCTTCAACTCCGATCTGCCGAGCTATACGCCAGCCGCAGCCGAAGGGCCAATCCCTTACGGCATCCAACCCCTGGGCACCACATTCGCGGGAGTTGCTTCCAACGTAATGGACGGCAGCGGAGATACACGCTGGGTAACCAGCGGCCCGGCCTCGATCCGTTGCATGTTTAGCGCTACCCGGCGGGTGCGCCGCATCCGGATACTTACCGGCTTCTTCTCCGGTGGCGTATGGAGTAGCCCGGTAGCGAGCCTGAGAGTGCAGACCACAACAGGAGAAACGCTCTTTACCATTACCGGCAACACACGCACAGAGCTGGAACTCACGCTCGACAGGGAGCTAAATGGCCTGGTATTCTGGTTCGACGATTTGCAATACAACCGGATCCGGGAGATCCAGCCAATCGGGCTATAACACCGTGCTATCAAAAAGGCGCTGAAAATGCCACGGCCAGGGCCACACTACATGCCGCAACCGTACAGGCGATTCTCAGCGCCTTCGTTTCGCCCTTCCCCGCACCCCAACCCATTGAGGCCTTCGGTTTTTACCCTTTTACGTTTTATGATTCTACCTATATATAAAAAGTTAGGTCAAAAAGTGGAAGAGGAATTCGGCGTTCGTCAATCCGGGGTTGGTAGTATCGGTTTGATTTCGGCCCCAACCCGGATTTCCTCACTTAGTGAGTCAATAAAATTAAAGCAGTGGTGTAGCCGTCCTACTTATACTACGGATCCTACATATCTTTTTTTCTTTATAAGATTTTTCAGAAATATATAATAATGAGGGGCCTAGGGGTTTTGGTCGGCAAGGGAGGCAACTAAAACCGTGTAGTATGGTGTAGGATGGTGTAGTATCGGCAGGGCTTGGATCTGGGAGCGACCGGATCCGGATGTAGTACGGTTGGCGGAAAAATGTAGTACGAACCGGGAAACCCGTACTACACGCTAAACGGTTGGGCTTCATTTGGTTACGGTCATTTGTAGTATTGTAGGACGTGTAGGCCATTTTTTTAGCCACTACCTGAAATACATATACACCGCCCGCCTCAGAAAAAGCCCTGTCACTGGCAGTATAGGATTATACCTATATTTTGTTCTCATATTGTCGCAACCCTAAAAAGTGCCTATACTCTTTAATTTCCTGTATTTTATTCTCATTTTGTCGCAATAAATTCGGGCAGAATTTTGTATTTTTCCGATATGAAGCGACACGTAATCTACGTTCGGCCATACGTGAAGAGATTCATTCAAAATGAGCTGGACGAAAATGGGGTGTACTACGTCCCCAACCGACTGGTGGTAACAAAGCGGAACACTGCCGCCGTTCGTAGCATCAAGGAACCGGGCAAGGTAAACTCTGAGCGCCTGGTGGTGGAGGCTGCCGTGAGTTCGGAGTATGTGATCTACTCCCTCCAGGCCCAGCTTGCGGCCGATTTCCGGAAGCAAATGTTCTCCAGTATGGCTATGGCTGTGCAAATGGGGCGGCCAGCTCTGGAGGCTTGCAAAAAGTTTCTGGCGCTGTATGGAATAGAACCAGGCGAATACGACTGGGCCAGCGCCTACCGTACCTGGGAGCGCAAGAAAGAAGAGTATCTGCGCCCGCAAGAGGTAGTCCGCATCCGGAAACGGAAAACTGCGCCTGTTTTACAATCTCGCCAACTCTCGATTTTCACATGACGCTCCAAGAATTTATCGATACATCCGAAACCGTAGGCAGCCAGGAAGCGCTCTGTGCCGGCATTGACGAAATCTATCTCGTGCCCCTGGGCGATTCGTTTTCCACCTTCCTTAAGCCGGAGGTGTTCAACGTATTGCCTACGCTCGATGCTATACCGAAGCGCCTGGAGATGGAGATTTACAAGTCCCAGTTTACCAGCCGCAAGCGGAGCGGCGAGCAGGGCACGTATTACGAGAATGCCCTCGGGCTTTCGCTCATTTCCGATACGTCTTCCTGGCTCAAGGAAAACGAAGAGCGCCGCTTCTGGATCATTGCCCTTATGGGTGGCCGCTGGATCATTACCGGCGATGAGTCTATGCCTTATTGGATAGAGAACGATTACGAGCTGGGGAATGCACCAGGGCAGCGCCAGGGCTGGGATGTAACGCTTCGGTCGGATCAGCTCCGGCCTTACTTCGTTTACATAGAACCACCTTCGGAAGGTGGCGAAGGTGGCGGTGGCATTGGTGGCGGTGGCGAATCGCCCCTATAATAGTCGTAATTCCGTAGGGAAGAAGGCATGGATGTTTGTACCATGCCAAACCGCAAGACACATCCATTTGCTAACGCCCGAGGCCACGTAGAGATACGGGGAGCTGCAGGCGTAACAGCCAACCAGGTAGATGTAGAAGCTGGCATCCTTCGCGATGTTGTGCTTTGCCAGGCTATGCAACCTCGGGGCATGGCGGGCGAGTATGTGGTTTACGATTCGGATGGATGGGAATTCTGGGAGCGGATGCGCCTGCGGGTAGAAACCCCTCAGGAGTTTATTGATCGGCTGGCCGAAATTGGCCAAACCCAATTCGAAAAGCAGGGCATGCAGGCCCGGTTCGGGCACCCGAACGAGTGCAACCCCGCTTTGGGATCTGCAGCCGGGCGGATCCGGAATTTCCGCGTTCGTGGCGATCAGGTAATCGGCGACATTACCTTGCTCAAGGCGGCCAGCAATGCACCAGGGAAAGGAGACCTCCGCAGCTACATTATGGATATGGCGCTCGAGGCACCGGATGCGCTGATGATGTCCATCGTGTTTATGCCCGATGATATGTACTTCATCAATGCAGATGGAGAGCGTGAGGTATTCGACGGAAGTGAGGAACAGCTTGCCTACTTCGAGACCCTTCCAGAAGGCGACCGGGTGTTATACGAGACTTGCCGCGACTGGCTTTTTACCGATTTCGTAGACCAGGGCGCCAACACCCTGGATATGTTCCGTGGTACTTCGGGCGAGATGGCCGCCCGGGTAACCCAGTTTTTGGACGAAAACCCGGAAGTAATGCGGGCAATCGTGCAAGACCCTGCCATCATCGGCCAGTTTATCGAGCGCTACAACCGCAGCGCTAAGGCTCTCAAATCCAGCAACTTTCTTACCATGAATAAAAATCAGAAGGAAACCCGAGATATTCTGGGTGGCTTTAAGAAAAGCTTCGCCCGGCTTATGCAAAGCCTGGCGGGTAGCGAAGGCAATGATCCGGATAACCAAGACCGCTCCATTGAAACCACCACCTCAGAAGGTGTGGCTATTACCATCGAAACCGATGCCGAAGTTCCGGCAGAAGGCGACCAGGTGTACATCGCAGGCGGTACCGAAGTGCCCCCAGCTGGCGACCACGTGCTTACCGGTAACCTGGAAGGCTACACCATCACCACGGACGATGCCGGTATCATTACCGCCGTTCAGGCACCAGCAGCCGACCCGGCAGCCGATCCAGCCATGAGCAGCATCGATACCGAAGAAGGCACCCGCCAGATTGCCGAACTCGCCCGCAGTGTGCAGTCGGTAGTAAGTGCCGTGGAGAAGCTCTCCCTGCGCATGGCTTCCATGGATGCCAAGCTCCGCAAAATTGAAGAAGCGCCTTTCGGCCAGCGCATTTTCTCTGACTCGGGAAACCGGGTGAGTGACCGCAGCAAGAAGCGCAGCACAGAAAACAACCCTACCGAAGAGTCCATCCGCAAGGCATTGGGCGATAAGTAGTAAACTCTTTTTCAATCACTTAAAACTCTTTTTCAAAAAATGGCGATTGACATTTCCGGCCTACCCTCCTTGCTTAAGGATCAGTACCGGCAAATCAAACCCGAGTTCCTCAGCAACCTGTTGATTGAGGATATGCCGTTCAAAAAATACATGCAGGTAGAGCCTGGTGTAAGCGATGAACTGACCTTCCCCAAGATGGTAGTAAACAATGTGTTGCAGCCAGGGGCAAAGGATACCACCAACTTTACCACTTTGGCCGCTGCCAAGGCCCGTACTGGAAAAGTACGTCCGGTAAAAGTTGATCTTCGTTGGACTCCAACCCAGATGCAGGCATTGGTGAAATCATTCATGTCGCACCTTAAGCGGGAGAAGCTTACCTACGACGATCTTCCATTTGCAGAGTGGTTCTTGCCAATGGTGAGCGCCGCCGCCAAGAACGACCTGGCACGTACATTGGTCTGGAAAGGCGTCTACAACAATTCCAACTCTGGAACTGTGGATTGCTTCGATGGTCTTATCACCATCGCATCTCGTTCGGCCACTTACAACGCCAGCACCAATCCAAACCCTGGTCTTCCAACGGGGCAGATTGTTGACTCCATTGTTGGAGGGATCACCCTTGCTGCAGCTGTAGCAGAGGTGGAGAAGTTGATCGATAAAGTGCCGATGGCTGACCTTGCCGCTTACGAGTGGGCGTTGGTTTGCGATCCGCAAATCGAGAAACTGTACGCTCGTGGATACCGTGCCGATTTCGGTACCGTAATCTACAACGACAGCTTCGAGAAGAAGTCGCCAGACGGTGCTCCTACCGTTGAGTTTGTTGGAGAAGTAGGGTTGGCAGGCACTGGCCATGCATTCCTCCTTCCAAAGAACACCGCCCGATTCATTGCAGACGATGAGTCGCAGGTCGATGCACTTACCGTTGAGGTGGCCGACCGAAACGTTAAGGTGTTCCTCGACTTCCAGGCTGGAGTTGAGTTTGCCGAGATCGATAACGTGTACTGGTACAAATTCCGGGCATCCTAAACCAAGGTAGCGAAAGATGGCTCTGGTACTCGCCGATTTCGATATGCCCGAGGGTTCAGCCTCTGGAGGTCTTGATGAGTTGTATCTCATCAAGGCCTCTGACCTGACATCCATTGCGCCTATCGATGGCACCTCCAAAAAAATCCCTGCCAATGGCATTGTCAAGAAGACAGGGAAGAAGTTCTACCGGTTCGATTTTCTCAAGAACTCCGAGAAAGTAAAAGCCGGCACCACCACCAACGACATTGGCACTCCGCAAGCCCCTGCTTACGAGACCATTGTAAAGGTGCGGATCAAGGGGCACGATGCCGCAGCGACCGATTACCTGCGAAACATTCGCTCGCTTGGTCGCCTGGTTATTGCCCAGGTTACCCAGGAAGGCCCCATCCGGATTATTGGTGATGTGAAGGCTCCGGCCATCATGCACAAGCTGACGGATATGCAGGGCGAAGACCTGGAAGAGTTTGCCGGTTTCGAGTGTGAGTTTTACCACAAATCGAAAAATGGCCCGCAGCACTACGACGGAGACGTTGACGATCTCACAACCGTAGGCTCATAACCCTCAATTATTGTCACACAAACCACGGCGCAAGTCGTGGTTTTTTTATTCAAAAATTTATGGAAGAGATCAAAAGCAGAGTCCTCGCCTGGTTAGAATCTGAGGCCAAGGACTACAACCAAGGCATCTTTCTTGCAAGCCAGGTCCTTACCAACAAAAACATGGTCTTCCGTTTGGCCAAGAAAGAAACGGTTGACAACCTCGATAAACTCGTTTACGAGCTCTCGGCATTTTATGGAGTAGAGTATAAGCCGCATGCTGAAGCCAGCCGTG